AGCCGCCGGACGTCGTCGGCGGTCGGCGGCTCGCGCCGGGCCCCGGTCGTCCGGAGCCTGGCGAGCGCCGCGGGGTTGTCCGGGATCAGCCGGTCGCGGACGGCGAGCGAGAGAGCGGTCCGGAGCACGGAGCGCAGGCCGGCGATCGTGTGGGGGCTCCACGGCAGACCGGCGAGGGCCTCCTCGATGTGGCTCGCCCGCAGGTCCGCGAGCCGGATGCGGCCGAGCAGCTCGGAGAGCATCGCGGCGGCGCGGGCATACGTCCCCCACGTCGTATGACGGACCGTCCCGCGTATGATCTCGAGCCACCGCTCCAGCCATTCGGCGAGCGTCGGGCTCGGGCCGACGCTGTAGCCGCGTCGGGCCTGCGCCGCCATCTCAGCGAGCATCGCGAGCGCCTCCTGCCGGGAGCGGGCGAAGCGGGCGCGTCGGATCGGCTTGCCGTCGGGCCGCCAGCCGACGACGACGACCGCCGCCCATGGTCGCCGGCGCCTTCCGCTGGCTCGGTAGACCGTGCCCTCGCCGTTCGCTCTCCGCCGAGGCATGGTCGACAGTGTAGACGAGTCGCTCGACCGCCGCGGCGGGGATCCGCAGGAGCCGGCCGACCCGGACGGCCGGGAGGGAGCCGCCGCGGACGAGGGCGCGGATCGTGTCGTCGGAGACGCCAAGCAACTCGGCGACCTCGGCGGCACTGTATGCGAGCCGCGTCGTCACAGCTCCCGCTCCCACCGCACCTTCGGGCCTTCCGGCACTCGCTCTGGGACGAGCCCGAGGGGCATCAGACGGGGCCTGGCTGGGTGCCACTCGGGCGAGCGATCCTGTGTGATGACCGGGCGAAAGCCTGCGGCGCGCAGACTCACTCCTGGCTCGCCGGCCAGCGTGTACGTGATCGCCCGTCTGTATCCGAGCGCTTTCGCCGCTCTGCAGAGCGCGCCGTAGAGCCGGCTGGCGGCGTTCGGTCGCCCGACAAGGACGCAGCAGCGGCTGATCTCGATCGTCCATCCGTCGTCGAGCGGTCTCGCCACGGGCCGACCGGCGATCGCGACCCCGACGAGCGCGCCGCTCTCGTCCTCGAGACCGACGCCGAACCGCCAGATTCGCCCAACGCGGTTCGCGTGGCGGTGGTGTGCGGCGACGAAGGCGCGGGCCTCGTCGAGGGTCACCGGTCGGAGTCTCATCGTGACGGTCATCCCTCGGGCCCCCAGTAGCGCTCGAAGCAGGGCACGCAATCCGGCGACGCGGCGCAGACGATGTGGCAGCGCCGGCGGCCCTCGGAGACGGCCACGACCCACGATGGGAACGGCCAGCGCCCCCGCAGCTTCGGGCCGATCCCGAGCCTCACCGCGTCACCTCCCGGACCGGCCAGCGGATCGGCTGGCCGCCCTCGGCGACGAGAGCGCGCTGGAGCAGGACGCGGGCGCCGGCGAGCTCCCAGTCAGTCGCCGTCCACGGCCGACGGCGGAGCCAGCGGTCGATCTCCGCGAGCCTGCGGGCGTAGTAGTCTCGGGCCGCAGCGCCCGGGTCTGACTGGCCATTCATGGCTCGAGGAGTCGCAGTTGCGCTGGGGCCGACTCTGCCTGCGCCGGCCCCAGCTCCAGCGACACGGAGGCGCGCCGCCTCCGAGGCGCCACGACCCCAGCACGCGGCGCCCTGGTCGATCCCGGGCTGACCCGGACGACCGGGGCGCCGTCGCCCCACGGCTCCGGCAGCTCGGTCGTGGCGTAGACGGCGCGGCCGACGTGTCGAGCGTGCGGGCAGAACCAGCGCCCCGACGGCAGGTCGAGGAGCCGGCCGTGGTTCTGGTCCTGGAGGCAGGGCGGGCCGATCATCGCTGCGCGTTGGCTTCGGCCGACCACATCCTGACCAGGGTGTCGATGATCTCGACGGCAGCCGGGAACTCGACACACCGGGCCCTCACCGTCTCGCCGGTGTGCGGCCCGAAGGCGTCGATCCACCAGCCGCCCTCGTCTGGGCGAGTCCTCACATCCCAGAGCGGCGCAGCACTGCGGTCGACCCAGTAGAGCGACGAGTCTCGAAGCTGCGGAACCGGCAGCCACGGCACCCCCAGCTTCCTGGCCATGCGCAGCAGCTCACCTTCGCTAGCACCCTCGAGCTCAACGAAGAGGGCTTCCCATGCGGCTTCATTTTCGTCCCAGCTCATCACCCACCTCCATGGAGCGCCGCCCAGTCCTCGAGCGGCACGCAGACGAGTACGCGCCGGCGCCGGCCCGGGCCCGGCGCATCGGCGATCACGACAGCCCGCGTCTGACCGGCCGGGGCCGGCGGCAGGGCATCCCAGATCCAATCGGGGAAGCGGCGTCGGACCTTCGACTGGACGACGAGCCAGTCGGACGTCAGGTCCTCGGGGCCGCCGTACTGGCCGACGCGGACGAGCCCGAGCTTCCGGGCCAGCTCGCGCTCGAAGTCATTGCCGCGGCGGCGGGCGGAGCGTCCACGAGCCGCCGCCGGCTCGGAGCGCTCGCGGTTGCAGCGTTCGCAGCGGGTCCGGACCCCGTCGGAGACCCAGACATGGCGGCGGCAGCGGCGGGGGAAGACGAGATCGGTCATGGACGGCTCCGACGGAGAACGCCACCGCGCAGCTCGTGGCGGGTCCCTCGGCCGGCTTCTAGGTCCCGCTCAGCCTGGCGAAGGTCCTCGTTGAAGCCGGGAAGGGATTCGAGCCGATCCCAAAGCGCCGCCGACCACCGGAGATGCTGCTCGGTCAGGTTGTGCCGGAGGACGGCGTCCCGGATCATCCCCGGCGTCCCCTTCGAGGCGAGGATCCAGCCGCCGCACGCGCAGGGAGCTCGTCGAGGGCAGATGCAGGGGTTGGCACCGCACCAGTGGCAGAGGGTCTCGACGAAATCGGTCATGGCCGGCGTCTCCGCTCGACGATCCGCGGCTTCTCCCGCGTCCCGTTCCGGGGAGCCCAGAGCGTGACGATCCAGTCGCCGATCTCGACGTCGGCGAACGTGCCGTCGAGGACGCGGCGGCGCCAGCGGTACGCGGTCCGGAGCGAGACGCCGCAGGCGACCGCGATCGCTCGTGGCTTCCAGCCGTTGCGGATGCGGAGCCGGACCCAGGGGTCGATCACGGCTCGTCCTCCGGGGCTACCCCGAGGGCGGCCATCCGCGCCCGGAACTCCGAAGTTTTTTGACGCGGGCCCCCTATATGTTCCGTTCCGTTACGTTCCGTTACTAGTTCCGTTACGTTACTATGCGGACTTTTCGTCACTTCTCGGGAAGTTCCGGATCGGTCCAGATCTTCCCGTACCGGTCCAGCACCGCAGCGTGTGGCGTGCTCGGACCTGACCCAGTACGACCTCTTGCCGCCGACCCGCTGGTAGCGCTCCATCGTCGGGATGTGCGAGTGCCCGCAGTCGTGGCGGACAACGCGGCCGGCAGCGGCGAGGGACTCGAGGGCGGAGCGGATCATCCGCTCGCGCCGTGCTCGCGGCTCGTAGCCGAGGAGGGAGAGGGCGATCTCCGGGATCGACTCGCGGAACCATCCCGCGTCGTCGGCGACCTGCCAAAGGCCGATGTAGACCAGCCGCGTCTCGACCGGCAGGCCGGCGATCACGGCATCGGTCCAGAACGCCGGGGTGATCTGCCGGATCCGCATCGGAGGCCTCCGAACTACTCAGTACGTTGAGGAAGATTGCTCACTTCGCGCCACGTCTGGGCCTGGCCACAGGCGTTCCGGATCGCATCTGATTGACCGGCCAGGCCCAGACATCGCGGACGGACCACGCCACGAGGTCCTTCGATCTCACCAGGTCCGTCGGCGTGGTCCGTCCGTTCATGCCGCGGCCACCGCGTCGACAGTGCGCGCCTTCCAGGCGATGAGCAGGTCACCGAGGAAGGCCTTTGCCACGATGACGCGACCGCGGCGGTGGATGCGGAGGGCCGAGCCAGCGGATGTATCGCTCTCACGAACGGATTCGGCTCGGCTCATCCGCTCCCGATAGGCGTCGTAGATGCCGCGGTACGGCTGGATGCGGTGCATGATCAGCTGGTCCGCGATGCCCTTCGGCATGAGGAGCGCCGTCTTCAGGTCTGGCCGGTAGGTGGCCTGGTGACCGCGGCGGCGATGCAGAAGCCGGCCGTCGGGGCCGGGAATGAGACCGGCGTAGTGCCAGAGCGATCGAACGCCGGTTCCGGGGCGAACCGGCCCGAGCGGTGCACCGCAGGGCATTCCATGGTCGCAGACGTCGTCGCCATCGCCCCAGATCTCGGCAGGACACGCCTCGCCGTCGTACCGTGAGCTGACGTGATGACCATTCCGACAGAGCCGTCCCGGAAAGCGCCATGGGTCGCGGATGATCGCGATTACCCTGGCGACCTGGACGCCGCGGATCGGCAGCCAGTCGTAGAGCGGATGGGCTCGCAGCTCCCGGTCGATGTACCGCTCCATGTTGTCCTCGATCTTCCGAAGTTCGGCCTCCACCTGGACGAGACCGCGCTGGCCCGCCGAGATCCGCGCCTGCTCGACGTCCCGGTGGGACGCGACCAGCAGTAGAAGCGGCGACGCGTTCATGCCTGCGCCTCCACGACCACGTCGTTCAGCTCGCGCTTCGCATCGTCCGGCAGCTCCTCGGTCAGATCGACGCCGTGCTTGCCGAGGAGCGCGAGCGCCGTATCGCACATGGTTACCCGGCACGTCCAGCCGGCGACCTGCGCGACGGACTTCGACCGCAGCGCTCTCCAATCCTCCGGTGTGAAGTACGCGAGCGGCTTCTGCCGGCCGTCGGCGCCTTCGTAGAACGTGGTGTAGAGCCGGGTGTACGAACTCGGGGCGGTCCCTCGGCGGTTGACCCAGGCGTTGCGTCCGCTCCGGACCTTCGGCTCCTCCTCCTCCGTCTGCTCCGGCAGACCACGCGAGCGGTGCAGGGTATCGGAGACGACCTTCGCCGCTCCGATCCTCGCCAGCTCCTCGAGGCTCGCCGGATCGAGCGACCGCCTGGCGAACCAATCCCGGACCGCCTGATCGATCGAGACGTGCGCCTCGACGATTTCCTCCATCACCTCGGCGACCATCTCATCGATCGTCGCCAGCTTCGTTGCTACGATTGCCATCGTTCGCTCCTTTCATGTTCCCGGCGGCCGAGCCACTGCGAATATCGCTCGCAATCGCGCAATCGGCTCGGCCGCCGGCTGTCGTGGGCTCCTGGAGCCCGCATCTGGCGGGGGACGGCCATTTGACGGCTCGGACACACTCGTTCGCCCGGCCGTCCCCGCCGAACCACGCCACGCCCTCGGCGCGGTCGTCAATCATCTACCCGCGATGTGCTGCCCTCCTTTCCGGGCGAGCCCGCGCCACATAGGCTCTCGATCGCACGGCTGCATCCGACGCGGGCTCGATGGGCCGGATCGCGCCATCCTCGACCTCGATTGCACCGTATCCGTCGGCGCGATCCGGCGCAGAGGCACACTGCCTCCGGAGAGGGCCGGGCCATCCAGACTTCCGACCGCAACCCTGACGTCGGCCCGACCCTCTCCGGAGCGGCTCACGCCTCACCTCCCGCTCGCTCTTCGGCCACGGCCCACACATGGGCGCGCTGGACGTCGGACAGCTCGGAGAGCTTCGCGACCCCCGGGTAGAGCTCCTTGGCCACGGCAGCCACGACGGACCGCGACACCTGGCCCGTCCCGAGGCGGCGCAGGAACTCCTGCTGGGTCATCCCGTCGCAGCGGTCGCAGACCCGCCGGTCCCCGACCTGGCGGTGGTAGCGCTGGTGAGCGCGGTATTGCTCGGGGTCGGCAAAGCAGGCCGGCTCCGCGGCTTCGGCGTCCTCCTCCGCAGGTTCGCTCTCCTCCGCTGGGGGCTGGATCGCTACGGAGTTCTCCGCCGCCGGGGCCTCGATCTCGGCGACCCGCGCCGCGATCTGCTCGGCGAGCGATGGGCGCTCGGGCTCGGCTCCGGGGATCGACTCGATCTCCGTCTCGTCGGTCCAGCCGAGGCCGGCGAGCGACAGCGTGAGCCGGCGCTTCGCCTTCGTCTCCGCCCGCATCATGGCGTTCGCGAGCGCCTCGCCTCGGAGCCCGGCGATCGAGACGGCGCCGGTGGCGACGTCCTCGCGACCGCTCGCATCCCGGCCGGCGGCGACGACGACGTAGAGGTCGTCGATCTTCCGCGGCTCCAACGAGGTGATCGTGATCCCGCGGACCCGGCGGAGCTGGTCGGCTGCGTCCCGCTTCGCGTAGAGCGTCAGCTTGCCGTTCAAGCGAATGTACTCGAACGGCCGAGTCAGCGGGTTGAGGCCCAGCGACTCGCAGACGCGCTGGTAGTAGATGACCCGTTGCTCCTCGGTCAGCCTGGACAGGTCGCCCTCGACGAGGGCGCGCTCCAGGGCGCCGGCGGCAGACGTCGGCACGATCTCAGTCGCCATCTTCGTCACCTCCTCGAACGATGAAGCGCCGAACCCCGGGCTTCGTCGTCGTGTGCTGCCGGATCAGCTCGGCGCGCTCCTGCTCGGGCAGCGACCGCAGGAGCGCCGTGGCGACGGCTCGCCAGTCGGTGATCTCGGAATCGCGGACGTTCCGCCAGGTGACGACGAAGCCCTCGCCGACGAGACGGCTCGCCGGCCCCATCCGGCCCTTGATCGTCGTCTCCAGCCGGTCCGCGCTCTCTTTGAGCCGCTCGATCTGCGAGCGGACATCGAGGAGAGCGCGGACCGCGTCGGCGAGGTCACGATCGGCAACGAGCTCGATGTCCTCGCCGCGGGGATACGCCCTGGCGATCGACTCCCGCGTCTCGGCGAACGGCCCCCCGGCCTCGAGACGTCGACGGAAGTCCTCGGCGATGCGGACGAGGGCGCGCCATTGGTCCTCGTCGTGCTCGACGTCGTAGATCGACAGGTCCCGGCCGACGAGGGCGGCGACCGAGGCGCGTCGCAGGCCCGTGACGCCGAGCTGCCAGCGGACCTGGCACTCGTACTCCTGCGGCAGACCGTCGCGCCACCGGCTCGGCGTGGCGGACCACTTGCACTCGACGAGGACGTCGCCGGCCCGGTAGTCGGGCGTGGCGCCGGCCCAGGGAAGCTCCGGATGCGTGACGAGCTCACCCCAGCGTTCGACCGGCTCGCCCGTCCGCTCCGACCAGAGCGCCGCAATGAGCGGCTCGAGCGTCGAGCCGACCCGCATCGGGATCGTCGGTTCGGGCTCGGCCCCTTCGAGCTTCGCCCGAGCCACGTCGCCCTCGGAGCGCCAAGGGTCGATGCCGAGGATCGCCGGCAAGTCGGTGGCCGTGATCAAGCGCCGGCGCGCCTCGAGCCACTCCGGAGTGCCAGCCGTGATCATCCTTCCTCCTGGGTCAGCCCCAACCGGACTTCCTCGTCGGCTTCGAGTCGCAGCACGTCCCACCAGTCCGGCGGGGGGCGGTCCTCCACGCCGCCCCCCGTCTCCGTGCCCCTGGAGCCTCCGGGGCGCTCTCGCATCCGGCCGTCCGCCCAGCGCGGCGGCCTCCGCAGGGCCGCGCCGCCCGGCCCTGCGGAGGTCTCGTCGTGGCAGAGGGGGCAGATGCAGTCCGCGAAGTGCGGCCGCTGGTCGGCGCAGTCGCAGGGCGGCTGCCGGCGCAGGGGGTCACCGGCAGCCGCCTGGGAGGAGGAGGACCGAGACGTGCTCATTGGGATCGCCGCTTTGCGAGCCATTGCCGGTCTGCGCGTTCGGCGGCGGCCGCCGCCAGGCGAAGCCCCTTGATGCACGCGTCGCGGTAATCCGGAGAGCCAAGGTCGTCATCCACATAGAGGCGCCGGGCGAACGCCAGGGCCGCCTCCAGGAACAGCGCCTCGACCCAGAGCTCCGCCCAGCTGTGGAGGTCCTGACCGGGGGTGCGAGGCGTACGCCTCTGCAGCCGCCGCACAGCCAAGCGGCGCAGCCGCGTGAGCTTGTGGAACGGCTCGCAGTCGACCGCCCACGGCTTTAGCTTGCGGGCCGCGCAGCAGGGCCGATTCATCGCACCACCAGTAGCACCAGCGTTGTGGCCACGATCGTCGCGGCGACGGTCACGATGGCGAGAATCGGATGGATGCCGAGGGCGACGACCACGATCGCCGCGAGTAGTCCTGCGCCCTCCGCGACGAGGACGACGCCGAGGGGGTCGAGGTCGAGCCGGTTCACGGCGTCACCAGCGGCACACCGAGGCGCCGCGCCACGGCGACGCAGGCCTCGCAGAGGAGCAGCTCCCGGCGGCCGACCAAGCGGTAGCGGCGGACCAAGCCGTGGCAGCGAGCGGCGAGGAGGGCGGTGCAGGTCATCGCCGCGTCTCCTTCCATCCTGCCTCCTCCATGAGGCGAATGAACTGTCGCAGCGCCTCCGGGCTCCCGACGACCATTCGCAGATGATCGATCCGATTTCGCAGCCGACGCGCCTCATCGCGGAGCTTCAGGTCTCCTCGGCGGCGTCGTCGAGTACATTCAATGGAGCGCCGAACATACCGCTCGTAGGCGCGCTCCCAGATGCGATCGTATCTCCACATGACGGGCGCCCATCGGCAGGTTCGATCGTGAGCGCCGATGCAGTCACAGATGATGTTCTCCATCCGCTCTCTCCAGCTCATTTCCAGCTCATTTCCATCTCATTCAGGCGCCACCGCTGCGCCTCGTGTTGCGCCGCCGTCAGGAACTCCTCGCTCGCCTTCGGCCTCGGCGCGGGCGAGGGCCGCTTGGGCCTCGGCGAGGCGGGCCTTCGCTCGGGCAAGAGCGGTGCGGGCGTCGGCCGCTGCGGCAGCGAGGTCGTAGGCGACTCGGGCCGCGGCGAGGCGGACAAGGGCCGCGGCGCGGCGGGTGAGGTGCGCCTCGTCTCGCCATTCGGCGAGGAAGAGGCGCATGTCCAGGTCGTCGAGATCGTCGGCGACGCGGGCGAGGTCGTCGGCGAGGGTGGGGCGGTCCATAGGTCTGGCCTCCTATGGTCGGGCCGGTTCGGCCTCGATCTTGAGGACGTAGCGGCGCGGGACGATCACGGGCAGCCATTCGCCCCTGTAATCGTCCGGCATGTTCCAGCCGCCGTCGTAGTACCACACGAGCCCCTCGACGTACCGTCCTCGGGGGTTGGGGCTCCCGAAGCGATCGACGTATCGGGCGCGGGTGAGCCAGTACGAGCCGTGTCCGGGGTCGATCACCAGAACGTCCCCGAGCCGCTGTTCGTTCATCGCCGCGTCTCCTTCCATCGCTGGACCTCCGCCGCCACTGCGGCCGCGAGGTAGAGGACGATCACGCCGGCGCAGACGGCCATCGCCAGGCCGAAGAGGACCCACCAAAGGTGCGGTTTGGCGGCCATGAGGAGTACGGCCCCGAGCATGGCGCCCATGACCGGCCGCCGGAGCCGAGGAGCCTCGAACTCGAGGACGAACCCGAGGAGGAGCACGAGCCCGACGGCGAGGGCGACGAGGAGCCAACCGCCGAGGGTCATCACGCCGCCTCCCCATGCCCGATCGCTCGGCCCTCGACGTCCGGGCAGACCCGCGTCTCACGGGCCCGGGCCCCGAGGGCCGTCATCGCACTCTGGTGCCGGGCAGCGAGCCGCTCGAGCGCATCGAGCGTCGTGGCCGGCGAGCGCTCCGCGGCCAGCTGGAGCTGTGCAATCCGGGCGAGCCGCAGGACCGCCCCGGCGAAGTCGCGGCCGTCGTCCGCCACGGCGACGAGGTCGTCGCGCAAGTCGCGAGCCAGCTCGACGTGCCGGGGCTGGCGGCCGCGGGGGAAGCTGACGACGGTCACGCCGCCTCCTCGGGGAAGAGGAGCGACTCGGGGACGTCGAGGACCTCGGCGATCCGGCGCCGCAGCTCGGGCCGCGCCCGGCGCTTGCCGTCCACGATCAAGTGAAGGAGGGAGGGGCTGCAGCCGACCTTGCCGGCGAGCCATCGCACCGAGCGCTCGCGCTGCCGCAAGACCTCCTCGACCGGATGCATTCGATCTCCCATTCGCTCCACTGCGCCCTTATCCTGACACTGTGTCAGTACTTCCCGCACAGTTGACGGAGCACACCGTACACCTGCGGCTGACGGTTGTCAATACCCTGCGCACGGTGAGTACGGAGAAAGGCCGCAGACTCCGTCAGTTCATCGAGGCGCGCTGGGGTCGCGGACGGGGTGGGATGCGGGGGCTCTGCGAAGCGAGCGGGATCACCCCCGAGACGCTCTACGCCTGGTTCCGAGGGGACAACGAACCAAGCCTCGGCTTGCTCGCGCAGCTCGCCGAGGCGCTCGGAGTCAGTCGTTGGGAGATCGTCGCCGCGATGGACGGGGAGATCGCTGCTCGGCCTGGCGATCCGAGACTGGAGGCCTATGTCCGGAGCCTCGTCGATCGCGAGCTGGCGGCCCGAGGACTTCCTCCACCCGCCGCCGAACCACCATCGCGAGCCAAGCCATGAGCCGCCGATCCATCGCCCTCACCCTCGCAAATCCACTCGGACTGTCCCGCTGATACCGTTGGACCGTGCCACCTAGCTCGACACGAAAGGAGGTGACTCCGTGGAGCTCGTCGTCCTCGTCTGGCTCGCCAGCGCCGGCCTCGCCGGCTGGATCGCCCGGACCCGCGGAACTGACGTCGGCCGCTGGGTCGTCGTCGGCTTCCTCCTGGGGCCGCTCGGCGTCTTTCTCGCCGCCGCGTTCGCCGGGCAGCCGTGGGCCGACGTCAAGCGCCGGCCGACGACCGCCGTGATCCTGGCCCTGCTGGTCGTCCTCGGCTGGTTCGTCCTCCAGGACCTTCTGCGCTAACGCCAGGGCTCGACCGGCTGCGGCGTCGCCACGATCTCGCGGGCGAGCGTCGAGACGTCGAGGTAGGCCCCGCAGGGGCACGACCGGGCGACGAAGTGGACCGGCCCCTCCTCGGCCTCGCCCCTGCGCTCGTACCAGCTCATCCGCGGGTGCCCGAGCCGCCGACACAGCCGCTCGACGGCGGTTCGGAAACGGGTCGCGTCTGTCATGCCTTCATGATCCAGGCGAGGACGTAGTACTGGTAGACCGAGTGGGCGGAGTGCGCGTCATGGGTGTGGCCGCCGGCCGAGTCGGTGCTGTGCGAATGACCGTGGGCCGCGGCGTCTGAAATGCCAGTGCCTCTCGGCACAGCAGCGGAGCCAGTGGGTCCGGCGGTGTGCGTGTGCGACCCGCCCGAGGCATGCGTCGCGTGCGTCGGCAGCGCCGACCGCGGCGAGACGGTGCCGCCCGACTGACCGGCCGCCGGAGTCGAACCGCCGGCGAGGTTGCCGCCGACGATGAACCGGTCGCGGAGATCGGGGGTGCCATTCGAGCCGTCGCAGAGCATCCAGCCGGGCGGGAGCTGCGAGCCGGACCAGGCGGCGATGAGACCCGGCGGCACGAAGCCGGTCGGCGTGCCCTCCATCATCATGTTGCAGGAGTAGAGCCGGACGGTCTTCGCGCCCGAGAGGCACCGCAGGCGAACCTGAAACCTGACGTACCGCGCCGCGGCCGGCGGGGACAGGACGTCCGTCTCGATATACCAGGCGTCCGGCACGTCGGTGAATGCGGTCCCGTCGAACGAGAGCTGTGCCTTGCCCGCGTCGTACCAGAAGGCGCGGACGCTCGCCTGCACCTGGCCGGTTCCGCTCACGACTTTCCAGTAGCTCGAGAGCCGCAGGAACTGGCGGCCAGTGCTCGCGATGAAGTCTGACGTCACCCAGCTGTCCGTCGTCGAAGCGGCCGACGCGGCGTATTCGAGGGCATTGCCCGACCCCCAGCCGGTGCCGGTCACGACGTTGATGGGGAAGGTTCCGTTCGTGACCGTCCAGCCGGCGGCGGTGTTGCCGGCGACACGGCTGAAGTTCCCGTTGTAGACGCCGGCGTTGATGAAGTCCTGCCAAGCGTCCCCGAACCCCCCTCCGTCCATCGCCGTCGCGCCGTAGTTGTCGACGAACGTCAGCTTGCCGTTCTGGATCGTGATCCCGGAGCTGTCGATCCGGACGTTGCCGCCGGCATGGTCGATGTCCTGGTCGGCCTCGTGGAACTCCATGTCGTCGAGGTAGATGACGCCGGTGCCGCCGGTGTCTCCGGGGTTGATCCAGAACACAAAGGCGAACGCCGCGTTCGTGGGAGCGGTCAGCACGTTCGCGAACTGGGTATACGTATTGACCGTCCCGATCGCAGCCGACGCCACGGTCACGTCGCTGATCTGGGCCTTCGACGCGTCGAACCATCGCACGCGCAGCGTGACCGTGAAGTTCACGCTGTTCTGTGAGGAGCTGCCCCGCGCCCAGCCGCGCACCTGGTATCGCCGGCCGCCGCTGACCGGGACGCGTCCGGAGACCGCGAAGCCGTTCGAGCCGCTGCTGTTCGAGTGCCTGCCGTTCCAGCCGCCGGACCTGGGCGCCTCCTGCGACCGCGTGAGCGTGCCGCCGCTCGCGTACCAGTCCGCTTGATCAGGAAACCCGGAGCCGAGGGTCGAGATCGGCAGCTCGAAGCCGGGGTTGGCGAGGAGATTGCGCGGCGACCCCGTCCAGAGCCCGGCGACGAGCGAGTTGACGGCGACCTTGTCGGCCGTCACCGCGCCGGCGGCAAGCTCGTTCGTCCCGATCGCCGCGGCGGCCACCTTGCCGGCGACGACGCTGTTCGCGGCGAGCCCGTTCGCGGTTACGGCGCCGGCTGCGAGTTTGTCGGTCGTGACGGCGTTCGCGGCGAGCTTCGGAGTCGAGATCGCCCCGTCGCTGATCTGGGTCTCCGTGATCTGGCCGTCGAGCTCGCCCAGGTTGACGATCGTCGTCCAGGTCGTGCCGTCGCTCGTCTTGTAGAGCTTGCCGTCGGTCGTGAGGTAGACGATCGAGCCGGCGGGGTACAGGCCGTTCGGCAGCGTCGGCAGTGACGCGACGACCGCCGGCGGGCGGATCGAGGCGGCGAACTGGGCGATCGACGCGATCCGCGGCGGCGGCAGCGACGGCGACGAGGCGAGCGCAGTCGTGATGAGCCGCGCTGGCGCCCCGAGCCCGAGGCGCCAGCGGCGGACGCTGTCCGTGTGGAACTCCAGGCCGACGGAGGCGAGGTAGTACGTCGCGTTCGTGAGCCCGAGCGCCGTCGAGTTCACCGTGACGGTCTGGCCGGGCTGCCAGCCGTCGGCGCCGACGACGATGGCCTCGCCCCGGGTCGTCGCCGTGCCCGAGGCGGTCGCGTCGGTGTCGAAGGCGAGCGACTCGTAGTCGGTCTGGCCGGCCGACGGGGCGCCGTCGACGAGGACGAACGGCGCGGCGCCGAGGGAGGTGGCGCGGTAGACGAGCGCCGGCGAGACGTTGACCCAGTAGTAACGGGTCGCGCCGATCGCTTCGATGAGCTGCTCGATCGCCTGGCGTCGGCTCGTCGCCTGGATCGTGAGGGCCGAGGCCAGGGCGCTGTTCGCATCGCCGGTGACCGTCAGCCCGGTCCCCGAGAGGATCGAGGTCAGGACCGTTTGCTCGGTCGTCCCCGCAGCGAACGTCGTGTTGATCGTCGCATCGTCGTCGAGGAGGATCCCGTAGTCCCGGGCAGTGACGCGGTAGCGGCGCATGCCGCCGGCGATGACCTCGGCCCGGAACGCAGCGATGAGCCCGCGCCAGAGCGTCGTCGCACCGTCCGCGATGACGACAGTCTGCCGCGCCGCGAGCGTGACCTGGCGCGACGTGTCGTCCAAGACGAACGAACACTCCCCGGAGATGTTCGCTCCGGGGAGTGTGCAGACGATGGAGGTGAGATCGACGAGGCCGGTCCGGTTGACCCCGTTGATCGTGAGCGTGACGGCCATCAGATCGCCCTCGTCGTCCGGGCCGCCGTCGCGTACCGCCAGCCGAGATGCTCGTCGACGACCTCGGCGAGCCGGCGGCCGTCGAGGTTGATCTGCGTGTGGACGACGACGCGGTCGGGTCCGCCGGCTGGCGCATGGGCGACGATCCGGCCCGACATCGCCGGGACGAACAGCTCGGGACCCCGCTCACCGACGAGGTAGGCGTGGCCGGCTGTCACCGGGCCGCCGTGCTGGCGGGCTCGGACGGTGAAGGGGGTCGGCATCCCGGACACCTGTGCCGACAGGCCCATGAGCCGGGCGAAGTTCTGAACGAGCTTCTTCGTCTCCTCGTTCAGCTTCGAGGTGTCGTCCAGCAAGCCCTGGACCCACGGGCGCAGCTTGTCCTTCGCCGTCTGATCGCCGAGGAGGGCGAGCTTCAGCCGGGTCTCGACGAGCTGCGACCGGGTGTCGGCGAGGTCGCCCTTGAGCTCCTTGATCCGGAGCGGGTCCCGCTCCTTCCGCATCTCGTCCTTGATCTCGCGGAGCCGCCGCTGCAGCCCCGCCTCCCGGCCGGCGAGGATCGCGGGGCCGAAGATCGCTTCCGAGATCGCCGCCCCTAGGTCCTCCCAGGAGGCTCGGGCGTCCTTGGCTGTGGTGGCGGCGTCCTTCGTCTGGCGCCGGAGCTTCCTCGTGCTGGCTGCGGCGTCCTCGGCCTGCTGCCCTGTCTTCTGGTACGCGTCGGCCAGCCCCTGGAGCCTAGCCGCAGCCGCCTGGTCCGCCCGCTCGGTCGCCTCCTGCGACTGCCGCAGCTCCTGCTCGCGCTGGAGCCGGTCGCGGATGAGGTCGTTGAGGAACTCCATGCGGAGGCCGAGCGCATCGGTGGCCACCTTCGCCACGGCGAGCGCCGTCGCCTGATCGCGGAGCGAGTCGGCCGACTGGTCGCCCGAGCGCGTCAGCGCATTGAACGTCGAGTTCAGCGTCATGACGCCGTCGACGAGGCTGATCTGACCCCTCGTCACCATCAGCTGCGCCGGCAGGAGCTTCTCGCCGAGGGCGGCCTGGGCGTTGATGAGTTCGGCGTTGAGACGCCGCTGGCTGTTCGCGAGACCGTCGGCCGTCCGGGCGAAGTCGCCCTGGGCGGTCTTCGTCTCCTCCATGATGATCTGGTACCGCGCCAGGACCTTCGCGCCTTCGGAGAGCTCGCCGTGGGCGTCGGCGAGGCCCATCTCCAGCGCCTTCGCCTTCACCTTCGCCTCGCTCAAGAAGACGCCGAGCGAGCGCATCGGTTCGGCCTCCCCGGAGAGTCCGGAGCGCAGCTTTTGGAGGACCTCGGTCGGGTCGAGGTTGTTGAACGACGCGAGGTCGGAGGCGAGCTGGACGAGCTGCATGCTCATCTCGGCCGCCTTCTGGCGGGAGCCGACGAGGGAGGTCAGGAAGTTCCCGAACGTGGCCGCGGCCTCGACGGCGGCCTGGGTCGAGAGACCGCCGGCCTCGGCCATCGTCCGGCCCCACTCCTCGACGGCGCGGGCGCTGGTGCCGAAGATGACCCGGGACTTGCTGATCGACTCGTTGAGGTCGGAGGCGGCCTCGATCGACTGCTTCATGAAGTCGCCGACGCCGCTGATCGCACCGCCGAGGATGTCGAAGGCCTTGGCGCCGGCGGCGAGGCCGACGCCGGTCATGACCGACTTGAGATCGCGGGACTTGACGGCGTCCTCGAGCTTGTGGAACTGGCCCTGCAGGCCGCCGACGGCCTTGCTGATGCCGTCGTCGAAGACGCCGCGGATGCGGACGACGTTAGCCACGGTGTTCAGCCTCCAGGCGGATCAGCTCGAGACCGAGCAGAAGCCAATCGGCGTCGGGGGCCTCCGCGAGCTGCCACGGCGGCACGCCCCAGCGCCGGGCGAGGGCCTCGAGGGCGACGGAGCCGGGCACCGGCACCTGCGCGCCGCGCAGGGCCGCGGTCACCGCCGCCCGCGCTGAGGGGGGAGGGCGGATTCCCGCACGGCCGTCAGCCAGGCCTGTCCGACGGCCTCGACGAAGTCCCAGGGTGCGTCGAGCAGGTCGCCCGGCAGATCGTGCTCGATGCAGCCGCGGACGATCAGCTCGATCTGGTCCGCGGCGTCCATCTGCCCCCGGAGGAGGGCGACGACGTCCCGAGCGGTCATCGGTCCCATGACGAGCCGATGACCCTCGACCTCCAGCTCGTAGCGACGGTCCATCAGGTCATCCCTCGGGTCATGTCTCGCTGGGCCCGGATCGCCCGGAGGAGCCGGGCCTTCGTGCGACGAAAGACCTTGCGGCGCGACTCGATCTCGGACGCCGCGGCCAGGAGAGCCTTGGCCTGGTCGGCGTCGAGTCCAGAGATGTCGGGGGAGATGACGAGGTTGTACTGCCAGCGCTTCTTGCGCAGGCTCTCGGTCCGGCCGCGGATGCGAGCCCGGGTTCGGCCCGTCCGGATGCCGTGCGGCGGGATCGCGGCGATCTGCGCGACGACGTCTTCCTGGCCGATCCGGGCGACCTCGTCCATGAGCGCCCGGACGTTCGCGAGCCAGGAGAGGCGGGCCTGCTTCGTGAAGATCGGGCCCTCGAGGATGACGGTCGGCCGGCTGACGCGAGACCTCACGGGAGCGAGCTGCGGTCGTTCACGACGACCGCCGCGATGTCGGCCGCCGGGCCGGTGTCGTACATCCCGTGGAGTCGGAGCGTCGCGGTCACGACCCCGTTGTCCTCGCCGAACTCGAGGGCCTCCCAGACGCCGGGCAGGTCGAGCGTCGCCTTGTACGCCGAGCTCCCGAGCGTCGGGCCGACCGATTCGATCCGGACGCGCTGGGCGCTCGCGGCCTGGAGGGCAGTGAAGTCCCCGATCGCATCGAACTCGACGACGAGCTGGGCGGAGACGACCCGCGGCCCGAACACCCCGAGCCGCGACGGCGTGACGGAGCTGTCGAGGGTCCAGCGCCGGTCGGTCCCGACCTCGATCGTGACCTGCCCGGAGACGACGACGCCGGCACGCTGAGTGGTCCCGAAGGCGCTGCCGCTCGAGTTGACGTAGACCTTCGTCGTCGCGCCCAAGACATCGACGAGCCCGGACAGCGGGTTGATCGCGGCGGTCTTCGCCGCCTGGGTGAGCGCCCCGCCGATGAGCTCGATGTCGGCCATCCAGACGGCGTTCTGGACGATGTCGAGCGTGAGCCGCCTGCCCATGCAGCCGGCGACCTTGAACTCCCCGGGCCACGTGTCGCGACCGCCGACCTCGAGGGTCAGGGACTTGAGGTTGTCCGCCGAGTCCGACACGACCGTCGAGTCGAACGTCCAGGTCTTGTCGGCGCCGGCGCCCGTACCGGACGTTCGCGACCCCAGGAAGAGGTTCCACCAGGTCGGCAGCCACTGGTACGTCACGGGCTGCCGGAGCCGGACGCTGCCGCTCTGGCGGACCGAGTACGCCCGGTGCGCGGTGGCGAGCGACCCTGCGCGGCGGACGAACAGCTGTTCGGTTTCGATCTGTAGGATCGCGGAGCCGGGCTCGAAGTCGAGCGCCGCGGTGGCGGCGACGGCCGTCCCGCGGGTGGTCTCAACCCCCTGCTGGACGACCTGGAGCGGAATGATCGGGGCTGGCATTGTCGGGGACCTCCCTCAAGGCTCGGACGTGGTCGGGATGCGGCCGGACGGCGCCGTCGATCGGACCATCGGCGACCGCAAAGGCCGGCGGAGACCAGCGCAGGAAGGCGTCGGCCTCGGCCGGCGTGCAGCGGAGCGGGACGAGCGGCACGCCGGGGATGTCGGCCGTGCCGGTCGGGACCAGGTAGACCCACTTCGTCATGGCGTGTACCCTCGGGTTTGGCGGACCGTCGCCTCGACGACGAGGCTCGTGACGAGCCAGAGCGCGCCGCCGACCTCGAACCAGCGGTTGCCGGTGCCGCCGGTGACGAAGGCGTGGGCCACGGAGCCGCCGAGCGTCACGGCGCCGGCGAGAGCGGCGCGAATCTCCTCGACGACGGTCTCGGCGAGGGCGATCGCGGCGTCGTCGGTATGGCGGCGCTCGACCCACACCTCGACGGTCGTGGTGTAGTGCGAGACCTCGCGCTCGCCCGGCACGACCGTCCAGGTGATCTCGCCGACGACGACGGCCGGCGACTGTGCCGGGACCTCCGGCGGTCGGGTGTAGACCTGCTTGACCGACGCGGTCGCGAGGCGAGCGGCGATGGCGGCGCGAAGATCGCCGAGGCCCATCACGCCACCCGACGGACTCGGTACCGCTGGATCGTCTGCCAGTCCCGGGTGGACAAGAGCCGGCTGATCGTCCGTGTCCCGTCCTCGCCGACCGTGACGGTGTCGGCACCGCCGGCGCTCTTGCCGCGGTAGATGGCCACGGCTAGCCCGGTGGCCAGGTCGGCCAGGTCCTTGGGCACCGCCGGCCACCCGAACTGGCCAACGAGTCGCACTGTGTCGAAGCCGGCACTGAAGCGATCGATCGATCCGGTCGGAGTGTCGGAGAGCAGAATGAGTGTGGCCGGCCATCCGGGCGGCCGGTAGGCGGGGAGCGGCCGGAGGAAGACGTCCTCGCTGGGCACAGCGACCCGCGCTGCGCCGGTCTGGGGTGCCACCTCGAGCGTGTCGAGCGACACCACTCCGAACGGAACCGGGAGGAGTCTCGGGAGGCCGTTGTCGTCCTCGATCGCATCCGAGCCATCGAGGATGAGCTCGGTTTCCGGTCGGGGGGCGATCGCGCGACCGATGGCCGATTCCACCCAGTCGTTCACCGCATCGACGATCGACTGGAGGAGGGCATCCTCGCTCGTGTCGGCAATGCCGAGGCGCGCCTTGAGCGAGGAGAGCGTCGTGTACTGACCGATCGCCACGGTCTAGGACCTCCGGCGTCGCTCGGGGGGTGGGGCGACGGCTCGCTCCGGCTCCCGCGGTTCGTCGATGCGGACCGCGCGTTCGCCGTCGGCCCACTTCGCGGCGACCTCCTCGGGAACCTCGATGATCTCGCCGGGGCTCGGGGATCCGATGTCGTCGCCGGCGACTGAAACGAGGATCCGGATTCGCGCCATGGCACGCCTCCTGGGGAAGATCGGGGGCCGGGGCCGGAGCCCCGGCCCCCGGGCTGTACGGCTACGTGGCCGAGTTCTGGTAGTACTTGATCGCCGCGCTGTCCGCGACGAGCCCGTCACTCCGGACGAAGGCCAGGAAGCCGACCTGGAGGAAGTCGGCGTACCGCTCCTCCAGCCGCAGGAGGCTCACGTCGGCCACGTCGCGGATGACGTAGCCGGCGCGGAAGTTCCCGAAGAGGATGCTCTTCGCGTTCGCCGCCATCTGCGGGATCGCGGCGTCCGACACGACCGGGAACCCGAGGAGCGTGTCGGGCTGGCCCGCCATCACGGAGGGCTGCCAGAGCGGCTGCCCAGTGCTGTCCTTGAGCTTGCGGACCTTGGCGATCGTCGTGTCGTGCATGACGAACGCGGCGCCGTCTCGGTATGCCGAGTCGACGCTGTACACGAGGTCGACCAGGTCGTCGTACGTGACGCTCGTGGTCTGACCGGCTGCGCCGACCTTGCCCTGGGTGGCCCCGGTGACCGCACCCTGCGGCTGGTTCGTCCCGGTGCCGGTCGCCCAGTACGTCGCCTGGGCGCGGCCGATCCGCTGGCCCAGCTTGCGCCCGAGGAAGCCCTCGATGTCGATCCCGCTGTCCTGCAGGAGGTAGACCGAGACGCGAACGATCTTGGAGTTGAAGGGGTAGGCCCCCAGCGACTTCTGGCCGAACGTCACGTCCTGCTCGTTGAGCTGGGTGTTCTCGGCGAGGAGCTCGCCGACGTTCCCGGTGTCGTCGTTCGTCGGCCACGGCATCGGCTGGCCCGAGGTCGTCGAGATGACCTCGGCGAGCCGACGAATGCCGCCGAAGCTCTTCATCGTCTCGGTGATGATCGCCCGGAAGCCCGCCGGCACGGTGTACCCGCCGGCGGCACCGCTCCCGACGCCGAGGGCCCGCTGCTCGCCGAGCAGGGCGATCTGCTCGGGGGTCATGTGCCGGGGGCCGTGCCGCAGGTAGGCCAGGAAGGCCTGGCGGCGCTCGGCCTCCGGATCGCGGGTCGGCGCGACCGGCGGCGTGTCGACGACGGTCGCGATGGTCTTGCGGAGCTCGGCATCGCGCTCGGCGATCTCGATCTGCTTGGTCAGGTTGGAGAGCTCGGCCTCGAGGGCCTCCCAGCGGGTGATCTCCTCGGCGGAGAGCGTCCGCTTCTCGGCCTCGGCCCGCTCGGTGAGGTCCTGCATCTCCTGCCAGACGCTGGCGCGCTTCTGGCGGAGTTCGAAGGTGTTCATCGCTTACGACTCCTTTCGAGGTCGGCAGAAGCGGCAGCCAAGGCCCGCATCTGCCGCTTGATCAGTTCGGTCTTGCGCGCCCGTTCGAGCTCGTCCGGATCCTCAGGGGTGGCGGTGGCCGGCCCCAGGGAGGAGGCGAGATCGGCGAGTGCCTCGACGGCGGCTCGCAGGTAGGGCGCGATGTCGGGTGTGATCGTGTGGGTCCGGAGGGCGCGGACGAGCGCGATGGCGTCCGGCTCCGGCATGTCCGCGGCCTCGAGGAGCAGTCCCAATCCGGCCGAGCGGACGGCCGCATCGGTCTCCTCGTAGGCCGGGAAGGTGACAGGCGAGACGTCGAAGAGCTGGACCTCGTGCAGAATCCGGAGGTCCGCTCCGTCCTCGGTCTTCGACCACTCTTCGCGGACCGGCAGGAAGGCGAAGCTCTGCTGGCTCACGACGCCCGAACGGATCGCCTCGGCCAGGTCGGCGGCATAGCTCGTCCGGATCCAGATCGCCTCATCCGCCAGTCCACGGGCGTCCTCAGCGAGGCGGAGCGAACCCGGCCCCTCGCGGACCGTCGTGCGAGCGAGCGGGTAGTTCGGGTCGTGGTTCTGGAGCATCCGGATGTCGGCCTCGGTGATCGTCTTGGCGAAGGCTGCGGGGGCGATCTCTTCCCAGTAGCCCCACTTCGGCGGCCCGATCCAGGCACGGATGCCGAAGACGGCGGCATGGCCGCTGAAGCGCACTGCGCCGTCCTGACCGGTCTCGGCCCGCGCCTCGGTCCATGCAACGGTTCTCCGCTCCGGGCCATAAACGAGCCGATCTGGTCCGGCGAGCTGCGCGATGCTGCGTGCGACGTTCTTCATCACTGGGACTCCTGTGTCAGCACCTTCCAGTTGAGCGGCACGACGGGCGCCTCGAGGCCGGGGATCGGCGGCTCGCCCTCGAGCTCGCGGATCTCCTGCCGCGTGCGCCATCCCGCCTCGATGGCCGAGCGATAGGCCTCGTACCGAGTCTTGATGTCGCCCCGGAGGAGACCCTCGGTGACGAAGTCGGCCTCGACGCCCCGCGGCAGGAGCTCGGCCGACAACCGCTGCTCGATCCGGGTCATCCAGGGCGTGAGCGTGTAGATCACGAGCGCCAGCGTCTGCTGCTCGATCCCGGTCCCCCACGACGTCTGCTTGTCGGTGGCCGCCAGAAGATGCGGCGGGACGCCGTACAGGCGAGCGATTTCCTCGATCTGGTGCAGCCGGGTCGCGACGTACTGGGCATCCTCGAGGGGCATGCCCAGTGTCTGGAACTTCAGGCCGCCGTCGAGGACCGGAGGGGCGGAGAAGGCGTTCGCCAGCCCACTGAACCGCTGCTGCCATTGGCGTCGGATCTCGGCGACGGCCTCCGGGGCGAGCTGCTGATCGGTCTGCAGGACGCCGGCGAGGGCCGTGCCCTGGCCGTAGAAGCGGGCGCCGAACTCCTCGGCAGCGAGACCCAAGCCGATCGCCTGGCGCGCTACCCCGATCGGCGAGAGGCCGCGCAGGCCGTCGTAGCCCGGGCCTGGAATGTGGAGGATCTCCCATGGCGTGTACGTCGCGGTCTCCCCGTTCTCGAGCCGGA